CAGCGGCGCCGCCGCCTCCACGAGGCTGGCATGGTCGCCATCGGAGACGTGCTCACGTGAACGACTACATCGAGCCCATTTCGGACATGATGAGCTGCTACATGCAGACGGTCTCTGAGCAGCGGGCCTCGGCCTACAGCCGCAAGCTCCGGTGCTATAAGCTCAAGCACGTCAAAATGGCCTGCGCCAGGGGGATCGAGAAACGAGACACGATGCCCTCCACGGCCTACCTCATCTCGGTCTGCCGGGAGCTGGCCTCGAAGGAGCAGGCCCAGGAGGTGGCCGGCGAGGTCGAGCACCAGGACTGGATCACCGAACTCATCGTCCAGGGACGCCGCTGGTGGGACCGCAAGACCGACGAACTCGGCGTCACACACTGGACGGTGACCGAAGCCGAGGGCTGGCGAGCCTGGTCGGAACTCCGCTACGACGAGGGCTGGAGCCCACAGGAGATCGGCGAAGTCATCGCTGGCGCCCGCCCCCTCGAGTGGGTGCCGGAGCGCCTGAAGGCCCTCCCGTATTGACCTCGTGGAAGAGCTTCGAGCGCCGGATCGCCGTCTGGTTCGGTGGTCGGCGCCGAGGATGTGTGACCTCATCGGTCACAGGCACCGGCCTCTCCGACCTCGTTGACACCCCGGGATTCTCGGTCGAGTGCAAGCTGCTCGGCAGACCCGGCTACGCCGATCTGCTCAATGCCGCGCTCCAGGCAGAGCGAAACGCCGAGCCCCACGAACTCCCCGTCGCCGTGGTCAAGAAGAAGCACGCCGAGGATCGCGACAGTCTCTGTATTTTGAGGCTCGAGACGTTTTCAGCATGGTTCCTGCCGCCCCAGGTTCGCCTAGGAGAGGAGAAAAGCATTGAAGAGGATCGAGACCAAGGAGCGAGAGTCGAGGATCCGCCCTCGGCGGATTGACGCATACTGCGTGGTGACCTCATGTCGGCAGTGTCACCAGAGGATCACCCAGTACCGGTACGAACACGGGCCAGTGTTCCATGGCAGGCTTCACGTCTGCGTGGAGTGCACCGCTGCGGTATTTTCACCCCAGGTCAGGGATGGGCCGAGCGACCTACTGAGGCGCTTCGCAGTCGGGGCTCGGCACCATGCCGTCCAACATCTTCGAACACTTCGAACACTTCGAACGCTTCCAAAGGGGGGGTAGGGGGAAACGAATCTGACCAGGTACCCAGTCGGTGCTATCATCCTGGTGTTGGTTTTTGGTTTCTAAGAGGCCGTCTCGTTGCTGCGGGACGGCTTCCTTGCGTTGAGGCCTATAGGGAGAGAGCGACAGCGGGGCTGGTTTCGTAACGCCTGCCTACCACTCCTACCACGTCTACCAGTCGGAGTTGGGGGTGCCCGACTGAGTGCGTGACGGCTATGGGCGCTCATCCATCGCCTGGGCTCCCCTCTGAAAGCGTTCCAAGTGTTCTAAGTGTTCGGGGCGAGACGTTGACTCTGCTCCGCTCTGCGCTACGCGCTGAGTAGCTGCTTAGAGCAACGCCGGAGCAAGTGTGACGTTCCAGAAGGGACAGTCTGGCAACCCGGCTGGCAGGAGGCCTGGGACGCCGAACCGAACGACGTCCGCGATGCGCGAGGCGATCCTCGAGGCGTTCGAGCGCGCGGGCGGCGCCGACTACCTCGAGGGCCTGGCCGAGGACGATCCGCGAACCTTCGTCACGCTGCTGGCGAAGCTCGTGCCGCGGGAGCTGACCGCGAAGCTCGCCCTCGAGCCTGTGGTGGTGCTTCGCGACTACACCGGACTGAAGGAGGATGACGATGCCCAGGGGAAAGTACATGCCGCGCCAGGGGACCGGAGCTCCGAAGGGGAAGCGGAAGTCGAAGCCGAGGGGTAAGTCGCCGCAGCCCCGGTCGACGGGCAAGACCTCTAGCGCGCCGCTCGGTGGCGTCCGAGACCAGTCCGCCGCGCTGGTCCGCCGAGCTCGAGACCTGCTGGGTTGATCGACCGCGCCGAGATACGGGTCGGAGCTCCGCGCTACCCGGTGCTGAATGCCTTCATGGCGTGTCGGAGCCGGGTCTCGGCCATCATGGGGCCGCTCGGCAGCGGCAAGACCTACGCCGCGGTGCAGCGGATCCTGGCCCAGACGATCGAGCAGGCACCGAATGCCCAGGGTGAGCGGCCGACCCGCTGGCTCGCCGTCCGAAACACCTACCCCGACCTCATGGGGACGACGGTCAAGGACTTCGGCGCGATCTTCGAAGGGCTCGGCACCATGAAATACGGTGGCCTCGAGCCTCCGACCTTCAAGGCTCGCTTCCGCCTCGAGGACGGGACGCTCGTCAAGGCCGACGTGATCTTCCTGGCGCTCGACCGAGACGACGCGGTGCGGAAGCTACGCGGCTACCAGCTCACCGGCATCTGGCTGAACGAGAGCAAGGAGCTGGTGAAGTCGATCGTCGACATGGCCGACCTGCGTCACGGCCGGTACCCGTCGATGGCCGACGGCGGTGTTCGGCCGACCTGGCACGGGATGCTCGGAGACACGAACGCCCCCGATGAGGATCACTGGTACTACCAGATCGCCGAGGAGGTTCGGCCTCGAGGCTGGGAGTTCTTCCGCCAGCCTGGTGGCGTGCTCCCTGGCAAGAAGCCTGGCGAGTGGCGGGCCAACCCGAAGGCTGAGAACCTCGAGAACCTGCCGACCGAATACTACCGCCAGGGCCTCGAGGGCAAGGATCCCGACTGGGTCCGGGTCATGCTCGCCAACGAGTACGGCTTCGTGGTCGAGGGCAAGCCCGTTCACCCGGAGTACGTGGACTCCGTTCACTGCACGTCCGAGCCGATCGAGCCCGACCCGAAGTACCCGCTGATCCTGGGCATCGACTTCGGTCGCACGCCCGCCGCTGCGTTCACGCAGCATCTCGAGGCGATGGGCCGGCGAGTCATCATCGACGAGCTGACCTCCACCGACATGAGTGCCGCGATCTTCGGTCCCGAGCTCAAGCGGTACCTCGACGCGAAATACTCCGGCATGGCGGTCACGGCCTGGTGCGATCCGAGCGGTGGCGCGCAGTCCCAGGCCACCGAGGACACTCCGATCCGCATCCTGCGAGCTGCCGGCATCACGGCGCTGCCGTGCTCGTCCAACAGTCCCGACCTGCGTCGCGCTGCGATCTCGAACCCGGCGATGCGGATCTGCATGGACGGGAAGCCCGCGCTCCAGGTGAGCCCTCGAGCGCGGATGATCCGCAAGGGCCTGATGGGTGGCTTCGCCTACCGCCGGCTCAAGCTGGCCGGGTCCGAGCGGTTCACCGACCGGCCGGACAAGAATGCGTACTCGCACCCGGTCGAGGCTGCTGAGTACGCCCTGATGGGTAGCGGCGAGGGTCGAGCGGCGCTGATGCCTGCTAAGGGTATCCGGCGACCGCAGACGCAGGTCGAGGCGATCATGTGATGGGCGCCGAAGAGAACTTCCGCACCTGGCGAGCGAAGCATCCCTATAAGTCGGTGCCCATCCGGCTCGCGAGTCAGAAGGACGCCTCCACCTGGCGCTCCCTCTGGCGTGGCATGCTGTTCGACCAGGAGAAGCGTGGCGGTGACTTCGTCGTCACCGAGAAGACGCTGGCGTTTTTCGAGTCGCTCTTCTGGGCCTACGTTCGCAAGGAGGTACCTGGCGTGGTACTTCTTGCCGGATGGGACTGGGCGACGCTGATGTGGGGTGCTCCGCTCTTCGAACCCCCCTTTGACATGCGCGACGGGCCGGTGGGTCAGGCTTGGGGGACATACGTGCTTCCTTCACTTCGGCGGCAAGGCATCGCTCAGCGCCTGCGAGACGACGGTGCTCGGCGGATGGCGGATCTCGGATTCGCTCGAGTGGTAGGCGCTGCGGGTGTCCCTCCCGAGGTTGCGGAGCGGATCCAGGCCCTGGTGAAGCCGCAGCAGCCGCCGATCGCAGCCGCCTCTGGCATCGAGTTGGGAGCTGACGCCGACGCATCGGTGCAGTCGGGCCTGGGGACCGGGTTCGTCTGGGAGTCGGTCATCGCTTCCATGTCGCTCCACGTCCTGCCCGAAGAGGAGAGTCGCTGATGCCGAACCCGGGGGAACAGTGGTGGCCGACCATGACCGGCGACCCGCCGGAGCGGACCTGGGGATACGAGCCCTCGCGGCCTATGTCGGCCTCAGAGTTCTATGCGCCGGTTAAGGCGCTGCGTCCGACCTTCGAGGCGTATGGCGGGGACGCGCTCTGGAACCCCGACACGAAACGCTGGGGCGAGGGCACGGTCGGGTGGGACGATCCCGAGGCTCTGGCGCAGGCCGTCGAGGCGCGGCGATCCTTCGCGGCGCAGAACGACTCGGAGTTCTTCCAAGTCCTCAACCAGTGGGCGATCCCCTGGCATAACAAGGCCGTTAACAATTACGATGTTTACGCCCCTGAAGCCCCAATCGAGCGCGTGTCTATTGTCGGCACGCCGGGTCTGAGTCCATTCGAAGAAGGTGATCCCAGGTCCGGCATCCAGCCGGAGTGGCTTCTGCATCACGAGAACTACCCAGGCTACGTCGGGCCTGACTTAGGAGTCATCGGCCAGAACCAGTCGTTCAAGAACTTCTGGCACCAGAACTACGGCACGATCGACTGGATGACTCAGCCCGGCTACCAGGCGATCGAGGGCGCCTACGAAGACCCTCGCGCCCCCGCTCCTGGCTGGGACGTTAGTACCGATCTCGATAAAGTGAGCTTGCCCCTCGGGCGGCTCGAGGGGTGGCAACCGTATCCCCACCCTTTTGGGTTCTCGTTTAACCAGGTTGACCCATATCAGGCCCAATACTCCGATCCTGGCAGTCCCAGTTGGGTCGAGCGGACTGATCGGACGTCACTGGATGAAGGTGACGGGGATCGAGGCTTCCAGGGCGGCTATGTGCAGGATCCGTGGCACTTCGCAGATTACGACGACGAGGGCAATCTCATCGAGTACCCTGACTCGTTGCTGTCCGACATTGCCGGCACCGGCCCCGCCACCCAAGACTGGGCCATTCAAGATACCACCCTCGGCGTAGCCTCCGCCCGCTCCACCAATACTTCGGGGCAGTCGTCCGAGGATTATTGGACTGCCGGACCGGCTCCCATGTCTGCGGGTTTTCATTACGGTCGAGATGTCACCTACCTCCCTGACACTTCCGACTTCTTGATGCCTGGCAGCGAGTACGCGATGACCCTCGGCGAGGCCCACAGTCTCGCGCAACGCAAGGCGGCCCAGGAAGCGGATCGTCTCGAGCAGCGCATCGAGCAGCTCGGCCTCATCGAGGCAGCCGGCGGCCTGGAGGCTTATGCGGCGCTGGGCCAGCTCGGAGTCTCGAGGCAAGCGGGCGGCGAGATGGGCGAGGCGGAGCATGCTCAGCTCGGTCCCAACGCCTTCCTGGCCTCGAGCATTCTCGGCACTGGTACCCAGGCGCAGGCGGCGCAGGTTGGCGAGCAGGTAACGACGGAGCAGCGGCAGGAGGGCTTCCTGGCGAATACCCTGTTCGATGAGGAGGGGCTCCAGGCTGAGCGGGCACGCGAGGCGGAGCGCCTCCGGCTTCAAGGGTTGGCGGCGGGCGAGGAGGCCCTGGGCGGTGCGGTCCAGGCACGCTCGGCGGCGAACCAATACCTAACGGGGCAGCGTGCTGGCACGCGGCTCCTGCTTGGATAAGGAGGACTTCCGATGATGTTCACAGGAGCGGAGACCCAACTGGCGCTTGTCTCCGCGGCGGCGATTGCCGGCATTCTTGGCACCGTGGCAACCACCACCACGTCTGCGATTTCAGCGGCGAACGCGAGGAAGGCGCAGAAGAAGCAGCACAGCCTCGCACGCGAAGCGATGGCGCAGAGCAGGGAGGATTTCCTCAATCGGTACCCCGAGGTCGGGGACGAGGGTGCTCAGACGGCGGCGAAGATGGCGGAGAAGCGCCGCCGGCAGCAGCGGTACGGCGGCCGGGCTTCGACGATCCTGACGAGTCCGCTGGGCATACCGGGCGGTCAGACGCGGAGCGGCGCCAAGACGCTGACGGGTACCTAGTTTGGCGAAGAGCGTCGAGGACTGTCTGCGTCGGCTGTCGCAGCTCGAGGAGCGTCGGCAGAACTGGGACACGCACTGGAAGGAGATCGCCGAGCGCGTCTGGCCGGCGGCTGACGAGTTCCTGACGGCGCACACTCCAGGGGACAAGCGGAGCACGAAGATATTCGACGCGACGGCGGCGTTGGCGCTCGAGAAGTTCGCGGCGGCGATGGAGTCGATGCTGACGCCTCGGGCTCAGAAGTGGCACTCGCTGCGTTCGACCGACGAGCGGCTGAACGACGACCCGTCGATCAAGGCGTGGTTCGAGGAGGTGAACCGCGTCCTATTCCAGGTGCGGAGCTCGCCGAAGGCTGGCTACTACGCGCAGATGCACGAGGGCTACAAGGCACTCGGCGCATTCGGCAACGCCTGCATGCTGATCGACGTGCCGGCTACGGGCGGCATCTCGTACGTCCAGTGCCACATCGGCCAGATCTACGTCGAGGTGAACCCGGCCCGGCGGGTCGACACGGTTTACCGGAAGTATTCGATGAGCGCGAAGGCGGCCGAGCAGGAGTGGGGGCGCAAGAAGCTCCCGCCGATGGTGCTCGAGGCGCTCGAGAGCGACGACTCGCTCTACAAGAGTTTCGAGTTCCTGCACGTCGTGACGCCTCGCACTGACTACGACCCCGAGCGCAAGGACTACGAGGGGATGCCGTGGCTCTCGTACCACATCGGCCTGGCCGACAAGGAGATGATCGACGAGGGTGGGTACCACGAGTTCCCGTTCTGCTACTCGCGGTACACGGTCAACCCCAGCGAGGTCTACGGCCGTTCGCCCGCCATGCTCGTGCTGCCTTCGATCAAGATGGCGCAGGAGATGGCGAAGACGTTCATTCGGTCCGGTCACAAGATGGTGGACCCGCCGCTGCTGCTCCACGACGACGGCGTCCTGGGGACGGGGAGCAAGCAGGTTCGGCTGACGCCTGGTGGCTTGAACTACGGCGGGGTGGACGCGCAGGGGCGTCCGCTCGTGGTGCCGCTCCAGACGGGTGCGCGGCTGGACATTTCGGAGGGGATGCTGAACAAGGAGCGCGAGGTAATCAACGACGCTTTCCTGGTGACGCTCTTCCAGATCCTGGTCGACCAGCCGCAGATGACGGCGACCGAGGCGCTGATTCGCGCCCAGGAGAAGGGCCAGCTCCTGGCTCCGGCCGTGGGTCGCCAGCAGTCCGAGATGCTGGGACCGCAGATTGACCGCGAGTTCAACATCCTCGCCCGGCAGGGCTTCCTGCCGCCGCCGCCGCCGGCACTGCTCGAGGCCCAGGGCGAGTACGAGGTGGCCTACGAGTCGCCTGCGATGCGCTACCAGCGCAGCGAGGAGCTCGTGGGGATTCAGCGCACGCTCGAGATCGCGGGACCGTTCGCCCAGGTCGACCCTTCGGTGCTCCAGATCTTCAACGGCGAGGAGGTGATCCGCTTGGCGGCCGAGATCAACGGTGCGCCGAGCTCCATCCTGAAGACCCCGGAGGAGATGGAGGAGATGCGGGCGGAGCAGGCGCAGGCTCAGCAGCAGCAGGAGCAGATGGCGCAGCTCCAGCAGATGGCTCCGGCGGTGAAGGAGCTGGCCCAGGCAAAGGAGGCCGCCGGGCCGGAGGGCCTCGGCATGGAGGCGGGTCCGGGTCAGGCGGGTCTGCCGGGTCTGCCGCCGGGTGCGTGACCTGCTGCTTGCGCGCAGCCGGAGCTACCAGTCGGTTTTCTCTGGCATTGACGCCGAGGCGGTCCTGGCCGACCTCGAGCGGTTCTGCCACGCGAACTCGACGATCTTCGTCGAGGGGGACAGTCACGGGACGGCGCAGCTCGAGGGCCGTCGCCAGGTCTGGCTCCGCATCCAGGGCTATCGGAATCTGACCGACCACCAGATCGGAGAGGTGGCGGGTCAGGCAGAAACCGAGGAGGGCGAGTGATGGCAGAGGAAACAGCCGAAGCGGCGGCGGTAGAGGCACCGGCACCCGAGGCCAGCGAGACGGGCCAGCTCGAGGTGGTGGCCGACCAGCTTCAGCCGGCTCCGTCCACGGCTTGGACCGAGGGTCTCGACAAGCTCTCGCGGGGCTACATCGAGAACAAGGGCTGGACGAGCGCCGAGAACATGCTCGAGAGCTACCGGCACCTGGAGAAGACGAC